CAAACTCATCTTTACCTACTAAAGAACCGTTCCATTCTTTACGCATATCTCGCAATCTATATCTAAACCCAGAACGATCTGATATACCATATGCGTGTTTTCCTGTAGCAAACCTAGACAATATTATAAAACCTCAGTTGTGGAGATACGTTAAAAGATGACCTATCTCTATCTTCTGACATAGCTCTTTCAAATTCTTCTTCATAAGCTGCTTTTAAAAGTTGTATTCTATCTGGTGCTTTCTTTATCGCTATGTAGTAAGCCAAACCAGCAGCTAAACATGGATAAAACCGAAAAGGTATTTCAAGAGTATTAGTATAGGCATCAGCATCATCCATGCGTGTTAGTGCATCATAATACAAAACATCTGTACTGTTTTCAGGTAGAGGCCATATTTTTAAGTTAGGTGTTAACTGTCTATCCAAAAAGAATTGTGTTGGTCTACCTGTTTGAGATTTGTTCGGGATAGCAAGATAAGAGTCACGACTTATTCTTTCTAAAGAATAATATGTAGAATCTCTCAAAACTGCTAAAGATAGAATATCTATAACATCAGTTCCTAAAGAATATTCGCCATCACTAGCAGTAACAGTTTGTGTTCTTTGTGCTATAGTCCATTGATTTAGACCCCTATTAGCCCACTCTAAAAGCATAAGATTTAAACTTCTCTTAGCACTTTTAAGATCATAGCCTGTTCTTGTTTCTAAACCACAACGCTCATAAGCTTCTTCTATGTAGTCAGATACATCTAATTCAAAATTAGTTGATGCAGAAGTAGCCATATTTTATCTCCAATCTAAGATTGCGTTACCGCACCTTTTGTTCTTTTTCTTCTATTAGCCATAATTGCACCGCAACCTCTCGCTACGGCTGTACCTGGTATTTTCTTACCATTAAATTTACGTTTAGGTGTAGACGTAGAAACACTACCACCGTTATTCATGTTACGAACTTTTGCTTTTTTAGTATTAGATACTACTGTTTTACCTTTTCTTCCTGCAACTTTCTTTTTTCTAGCAGTCTTTGCTCTTTCTGATTTGGATAAACTATTTGCTTTACTTCTTGGTAGACATCTATCTGGGTTCTTCTTGTCTTTAGACGTACCACACTTGCCCTTGATCTTACCATCAGTGCCTATGCGAACCCAATCTTGTTTTACCCAATCTTTAAGAGCACCCATTATTTTTTCTTCTTTTTCTTACCAGAACCAATAACTTTTTTTAAACTTTTTGCTTGCCCTGCGTGTAGTCGAGAAGCCTTTTTAAGACCTTTAATAACTTTTTTTACAGCAGCTTTTTTCTTTTTATTTATCATTACTTCTTCTTCTTTCCCTTCGACCCTTTAGCATAGTTGGGATCCTTACAATACTTAGAAGCCGCCATGTTAGCATATGCTGATGGGTATGTATCAAAAGTTCTTTTAGCCCATGCTTTACCAGAGGGGCATATTTTACTACCTTTTGATTTCTTAGAAGCTGCTCCACCTTTTCTGTAATATGTTAAACCTACAGGCATATCCATATTTTTTTTCTTTTGAGGAGGTTTTGAAATTTGTTTTCTCATTTGAGCACGACCCATTGCCATTAACATCTCCATCTTTTTCTTGCTTGCCGTAAACGACTATTAGGATTTTTAGCTGCTTTAGGAAACTTTTTCATTTGTCCTGCACTTCTAGCACAATATGATTTACGTCTATTTGCAGCTTTACTACCTTTTTTTACTTTACCAGTAACTGCTGTTTTTAATTTAGAACCAGGGTTATCTCTTTTGTAACGAGCAACACCTGCCTTAGTCATACCTGCACCACTTTTCGTAGATCTAAAGTATTTTTTTGTTTTAGGCGGCTGTTTGTCTCGTTTCCTAGCCATCTAATTAACCATAATTTTTACGCATAGATAGTATTATACTGTAAGTATCAGCACTAGAATGACCAACTGTTGTAAACAGTATATCTCCTGTTTTACCACTTCCAGCGTTATTTGGTAGACCACCAAACGCTGAATAATCGTGATGACCAGATTGATTTTCACCTAACTGCATCACAAAAACATTTGAAGTAGCATCAAAAAATATACTAACTTTCATACCTATACACTGCCACCATATCTTTTCTATGGTCACACCTGTACAAGTTTCTCCATTTGGTCCTGCACTTAAAGCACTTACATCAACTTTAGCAACGGCACTTTCTCCTGAACCATCACTAATGTTAGTAAATTTCATTATAAGATTTTTAACACCATCTTGTATCGTTTGACTTGTTACCGCATCAGCCATTTACATCTCCTTATTTAAAAGGGGGATTTCTCCCCCTATGATTAATAAACTGAGTACTCTATTTCAAGAGTGCCTCTAAAAGCTGTTAAGGCGGTATCACAAGTAGAACCTGCACCCATATACAAGTTTTTACTTGCTATTGCTGCACTTATATTAGGTGTAAACACATGAAAAGTACCAGCAGTGGCATCAAGATCAATGTCAACTTCAGTTACGGAATCAGTAGCAGAAATTCTTGGATTAAATGATGCAACACCAGCACCTACAATTTCTGTGCCTGAAGATATACCAGAGTTAGTGGCTGTACCTGAAGTTGCACTTAATTGTAAGTTAGCTAATGAATTAGCATCACTAGCAGCAGCAGTTGTAATACCAAGAACTACTTTATGAATAAAGAATTTAGTTGCTGTAACTAAAGCGTCTGGATGATCGGTGTTTAATTCACCTAATTCTACAAGAACATCATTGTCTGCATAAGTCGTACCTGCTGCGTTAGTACCAGCTAAACTGATTGCAAATGTTTGAATTTTTCTTGTTCCTAATGAAATTAATTGTCCAGTTGAATTTACGGAAAAGCCAGTTTGTGTAATAGCACCAGTAGTGCTGCTTTCATTAATTACGTTAAAACCGCCCTTTGATCGTATTGGACCTGAAAAAGTTGTATTAGCCATGTTAATCTCCTTGTCTTGGCAAATGTCAGTCACACAATGCAACTGTCAAGAATAAATTATTATAACAAGTAATTTAAAAAAATAAAGGGCGACTTTAGCCGCCCTCTAATAAAATAAATTTTATTGTATATTAAGCTCCTGGGGAACCAAACACACAACGAGGATCAGAGAAACCAAAAGAATAACGCTCACGAGCCTTAAACCTCATGTTTCCTGTATCAAAATCAGCTTCCATGTTTGTAGCTAATGCACTACGCTCAAACATTTTAAAACCATTAGGAGCATCAGTCTTGATGAAAAACGCATCGGTATCTGTTAAGAAATGGTTAATTGTATAACCATCAGGTAACATACCCATATTTCTATGTGCGTTTACATCATTGTCTGCTGTTCCTGGTCTTAAAGTTGACTCTAACAAACGATCTGCAACAAACTGAAGTGCAGGTGGTACAATTAACTTAATACCACGCATCGCAACAATCATGTTTCTCTCGTCAACAAATGCTGCAATGTCAATGAGAGCGTTCTCAAGAGAAGTCTCATTTAAATCTGCCGCAGTTGAAGGCTCGTTTCTAAAAGTACCGCCACCTGTTAATGGGTGGTCAGTTGCACAAAGTTCTTTGCCATCACCGCCAGTAAAAGAAGAACTGAACGCATTGTTAAGCGTTGCAGCAGCTTTCACTTGCTTTGTGTGAGCCATTGAACGTGCAAGGGCTTTTGTGTAACGAGATCCAAGTTTATCATATAGATTGTCTTCGATTGCTTCTTCAGTCAAACTAAATGCCAAAGCAATAGTTTCGTGAGTATACCTTGCAGTATATGCTTCACTTGCTGAATCAAACTGGACTCCAGCACCTTCTGATTTAGTTGGAGCGTTACCAAAACCAGAGAGCATTACCTCTTCTTCAAACGCTCTGTCTGAAGATTCAGTATCATAGATCTCTGCGTGTTCGTTCTCGTAACGTGAGTACTCCATACCAAAAAGTGCATTAAGGCCAGGTTCTAACTCTTTAGCGAGTTGTGCTCTTGAAATTGCCATATCTCAATCCTTCCTTATGCTAATCCAACTTGTTTTGCACCAAACAAGTGATTTTGAATGACAACTAGAACATTAGTCGCATCAGATGAAACGTCTGAGTTTTCAGGGTCTTCTGAAATATCAATACATTTTAAAGATAAAGTAGCAGTGGTTGCACCATCAGCTACATTTAACTCTGCTCCTGAAATACCAGTAGTCGTACTTCCAGCACTTGTATAAACAATATCAAAGTTACCTAACAAATCAGCGATTGG